CAAAACGCACTTACATTCACAATACCTACTATTGATTTTACCCCTGGGTTTCTTGCTTTTCAAAATACCTATTTTCAATGTGAAGCAGTAGGCACAGCGAGATGGAGACTATCTGCTCCAAATGATGGCACCTCATGGCCTAATGATTCAGCGCACGTAGGACAATTACAGACAAAGCCAGATACCGTACAAGCTGTAGTTCCCATGCCAGGTCGTGGAAATATGACTTTTGTATTTGGAAATACCGTCGGTGAGCAATGGACGTTTACAGGACAAGCTTTATTCCCATGGTCGCGAAATAACTCAATCAGTATAGACTATGGATGTATTAATCCTAGCTCTATAGCTTATCAGGGAAACTATATAATCTGGGTAGGAATAAGTGAGGAAGCAGGGCCTGTAATTATGTACACCACAGGCGCTGATATTAAAGAGGTGTCCACTGACGGGATAGACTATCTTTTCTCTACTCTTAAATCTCCAGAGGATTGTTCTGGGTTTTTAGTTAAGATTGACGGTCATCTTTTCTACCAGGTTACTTTTAAGACAGATAATATAACGCTTGCTCTTGATTTAAATAATAATAAATTCTTTACGATTACGGATGAGAACATGAACTATCATCCGGCACGCAAAATCGTGTATTTCAACAATACCTATTATTTCGTTAGTTTTAATGACCCAAACCTTTATGCATTTGGTACACAATTTACGACATATGCTTATCAAGATAAGTTCTTTGGGATTCCGAGAGTACGCATTTGCTCCCCAATTCGACTTGCAAGTCAAAGATCACTCATATACAAAAGTCTTGGATTTACTATTGAGCAAGGACAGCCAAACTTCATTAATGAAGAAGAATCAGAATTTATGATAACTGAAGATACTGAAGATCTTATGATAACAGAAGATGGAAAATTCATGATAACGGAAGGTTCTCCGCCTGATATTATACTAGATAGCCGCAATATGACCGTATTTCTATCTGTTTCAAGAGATGGAGGAGAATCTTATGGTAATGCAGTTCCCATGGCTATGAATCTAACTGGACAACGAAAATCAAGATTTATATTCCAAAGATTAGGTCGCGCTAATGATTTTACGCCACGATTACAGTTTGCAGGCTATTCAAGATATGTTGTTGGTGATGGAGTCGTGGAGGCGTATTTATGACACAGAACATTCCTGATTTACCAGTGAGTCCCTTAGTTGAGCAAGATGGATTTGCAACAGCTCCTGAGTATCAGTTTAGACAAAATCTTATACAAGCATTACAATCAGTTACTAGTAATGAGGGTTTAGTCCCGCCCACTCAGACGACAGCAAACATAGCAAAAATTGCCGCAGGTAGGGATACAGAGGGTAATTTTTCATGTCAAAGAGGGACTTTAATTTATAACTCGGACACAGATGAACTAATGGCGTGTTACTACGTGGCTGGTGTTCCGACATTTAAGAATTTATTGCACGCATAGGGAGATGAGCAATGGGGTTTTTCGATATATTTACTGGAAAGAATCCAGCAAATAAAGCAATGTCTTATTTAAATCAAATTCCAGGTGCCACACAGCCTTATTACCAGCCTTTCATTAATTCAGGTAAAGATGCTCTTGAGACACTTACAGGACAATATGGTAATTTAATTAACGACCCTAATGCACTTTACAATAAATTCAGTGAAGGCTATACGGCATCCCCTGGTTACCAAACAAGGCTTAAAGAGGCGCTGCAAGGAATTACTAATGCGGAAGCGGCGGGCGGTATGGCAGGAAGTCCAGAGCATCAACAATATGCAGCACAAAAAGCTGTAGATTTGTCAGGAAAGGATTTTGAGGATTATTTAAACCATATCCTTGGGCTTTATGGCGCAGGACTTTCGGGTGAGCAGGGTCTTGAGACACAGGGTTATGGCGCATCTACAGGATACGGGGACATCTTAGGTTCTAATCTTGCCCAAGAAGGTGGATTAGCTTATCAGGGGCAGGCCGCACAAAATGCTAACAGGTCACAATTAATCGGTAATGCTATGAAGTTGGCAGCATCTTTTGCGCCAGGTGGTAGCGCTGTAATGGCTGGCTTAAATTTATTACCCAACAGAAGTTATGGTTAAGGATGAATCATGGCAATTAATTATCCTAATTTTCCCAAGCTCAATGCCTCTGACGTAGGTGGTTTTGGTGGATTTGATTTAGGCGCTGCTATCAAATCAGGTCTTGAGAATTATAAGTCTTTCCAGGAAAACAAGGCACTTCCTGAACAACTAAAGAGAAAGGCCTACGCTGAAAATCTAGCCAATAAGATTAACGATGTAAATTATCAATATTTGCCTAGAAATTTAGAAAATAAAGCTATTGCATCTGAACTCTCTAATGCTATCAAAAAGCCCTATGCAGAAAATGCATCAAGAGCCTTTGAAGCTGATATGGGAAATCAGGAATCAACGGCTAATTTAAGTAGAGAAAATGCATATAAACAGAAAATATTAAATGAATTTTTAAGAGAAAGAGAGCCAGCAGAAATAAACGAAGTAAATGCGCGTGCCAATTATTATAAATCTGGTGGTTCTGGTGGGAGTACTGGAAGTAAGGACTACCTAAACTATGCAAATGGCGTGGCAACTGATAACCCTAATTTAAATCCACAGCAACTGCAAGAGGCTATAGATGTTATTTCCAAGGGTGGCACTACGCTTCAGGATGGAACACAATTAAATCCTATGTCTATTGGAACGAGGTTGGCATTTGATAGGGCAGTTAAATCCACAACCACTGCAAATCAAATAAATTCAGCAAATTCCGCAAATCAAGCGGAGGCTGAATTAGATGTTCTTAATGATTACGCTAATAAATGGATAAAGCCTTATGGAACAACTTATTTTGGAAAATCTCCTCAACAAATATTTGATACGTTTAAAAATGATAATAAGTCTCAGGAAAAACTAGGTAAGTTAATAGCTGCAAATACCCTGCAATATGAAATAGCTCAAATTAGAAATAGAGTTGCGGCCGGACAACCTGGTATTACTGCTACGCATGAGATAATGCGAGAAGCACAACAATATATAAATTCCTCTTGGCCTAGGCTTACAGAAAAGGCACGAAACGTTGCTTCTGACAGTATTAATAAAGCTATCAAAGAAGGTTTGGCTGCAAGAAATCGCCAGGGAGTTGGGGCTGGAAATACGTTTACTCGTCAGTTTAATCCCGCGCCCTCTGCATCCCCTACAGTATCTGCGCCTGAAGGATCTATTGGGTTATATAAAAATGGCCAGCTATATTACATCCCGCCAAATAAGGTTGATGAGGCATTAAGCGAGGGATTCACCTATGAATGATAAGTGGGAGCAGTATAAAGCGGACAAATGGGATCAATATCACCATTCTAACTTTAATAAAAGCCCTCAAGATTCTAATGCTTCCATTAATAGTAAGGATGTCGGTCGTTCATTAAATGATATGTTTGGTGGCTATGAATCTGGCGCTGAACGCTTAGGCAAAAATATTGCTGTTGGTCTTACTGAAGCTGGAAGAAATTTGGCTGACCTTCCTTTTAAAGTAGGAAGAAAGTTTGGCATAACAGATTTTGAAGCACCAAAAGTAGATTATCAGGAAGGGTACGGTATAGGTGAGCCTACATCAATGTCTGATGAGCTTGTTAGATCTTTAGCTCAATATGCACCCGCTATATTGATTCCTGGAATGGCTTTAGGTAAAGCGGGAGAAGCTATCTCAGTAATTCCTAAAGTTGGAAGTTTTTTAAGTGAAGCTGCATCGCAGGCTATTCCACAAGCACTCTATGGGGCAACCCAGAACGAAAGCGCAACAAAAGGCGCTCTAGAAGGTGGATTAGGCAGCCTTGCAGGCTCTGCTATTGGCAAAGGGGTAAGCGGCATTGTCAATTCTTTAAGACCATCACAAGTCTTTAAGACACCTTTGACGAACAAAGAACTGGCTAAATCTTTTAGACAAGCTGAAGGCACAAATACAGACCTGGGGAATGTTATTCAAAACCCAAAACTTCAGCGTCTCTATGAAAACAAATTACCTAAAATCACTGGTGAAGCATCTCTTATGATGCAAAAAACTGGAAAGCAAATAGTCGACAAAGGCGAGGCGCTACTTAAGAAAATGCTCGGGGATAATCCAAGTGAGAATGTAGCCGCTCAATTAACAAAAAAACTAAAAGATTCTTTTGAAAAACATCAAAGTTTCAAAAATAATATTTATAACGCAGTGGATGATTTGGCTTCCAAAGAAAACCTTAATCTCAATTTGTCAT